TCAGGATCAGGAGATCACACCGCAAGGCTCAACTTCTATAATGATGATTGGAATGTAGGCGTTACTCAATCAGGAGCTAACGACAAATCATTCACAGCCACCTACAACTGCGTATCTAATTGCACTAAAACTCTGACCATTACGCAGTATGATTAAAAAATTAGTGCCACTGGTATTGTTTGCGATTTTAGCTTTGCCTTTTTTGTATCAAACCACACCACTGGAAGTTCTTAAACTGAAGACCTTTGATGCCTTAATACCAGAACAACAAGAAAGTGGTTATTTTACTGTACTAAACATCACGGATGATGATATAAATAGAGAAGGTGGCTATCCGTTATCCAGACAAAGGCTCGCTGAAATACAGACGCAGATAATAAACCAAGGGGCAATAGGTGTTGGATGGGTTGTCACCTTTTCTAATAAAAACAGAATAACTCAAAACGGCGACCAATTATTTGCAGATGCTTTAGCTCAAGCACCCAGTGTTTTGGCTATGTTTGAAAACGACAAAAGCATCTACCCTAAAACGACAGGCACAGTCATACTAGGACCAGACATGGGTGGTACTTTTGCCACAGGAGTCACACAGAACATCCCTATACTTGCACAGAGTGCCAATCAAGGAATAGCCGTAGCCAGAGCAGAGGTAGACAGTCTCGTTAGAAGATTACCTTTACTACTAAGGACACCTGACGGTTGGGTGCCAGCATTTGGCACTGAAGTGTTGAAGATTCTAGCCGGTGCCGACACCTACGTTATCAAAACTAATGATAATGGTCTTGAAGAAATAAGAGTTAGAGGCTTGCCACCAGTACCAGTAGACAGCTTAGGTCGTAAGTGGATAAGTTTTGTGAATACTCCACAAACTGATTTGCAAGAAATGAACGTAGAAGGACGCTTTGTATTTGTTGGATTTACTGCTAAAGGTATCATGCCACAGTTAAGCACACCTGTTGGTTATCTTGAACCACACAAGATACAAGCTGCTCTTGCTGAGTCAATTTTGATAGAAAACAGTCCTTATGTGCCAGATTACGCCTTGGCGGTTGAGACAGGCATTTTATTGGTTTCTATAGGTCTTATGTGGCTTATATTGAACGTATTTGGCATAAGCCTTGGCATTACACTTGGCACAGTATTAATGGCTGGTACGGTTTACTATGGCTTTTGGACAATTCAACAAGGATTGCTTATAGATGTAACTTGGACACTTATTGCACAGTTTGTTACTGGTTCTACAGCCTTTTATGTGCGTTTTAGAGAGCAATACAAGGCCAGACAGCTTATAAAACAGCAATTTGGTAAATACCTCGATCCTCGTATGGTGAAGAAGTTGCAATTAAATCCCGAACTTTGCCAAATTAACGGTTCTAGGGTCGATTGTTCGATAATTTTTACCGATTTGAGGGGTTTTACGAGCCTTTCTGAGTCAGTAGAGCCAGAAATGGTCACCTATATCATGAACTCTGTTTTAGACGTACAGGTACAGGCTGTGAATCAATTTTCGGGCGTTACGGACAAATTTATCGGAGATGCCGGGATGTTTCACTTCAACACAATCATTCCACAAGAAGACCATCACCAGTTGGCATGTGACGCAGCTAAACAGATAGAGAAAAACATTGTTGAATTAAACCAGCGTTTTGTAGAAGAAGGCATACCAGAAATAGCGATTGGTATTGGAGTGAACAGCGGCGTATGTATAGCTGGGAATTTTGGGGCGACAGATAGGTTTGCATTTAGTTTAATTGGCGATCCGTGCAACGTAGCAGCTCGCTTGGAGTCTGGAACCAAAGAAGCGGGAGTTGGTACTTTAATAGGCCATGAAACTGCAAGAAATTGTAAATATGTGTTAAAGTCACTAAAACCACTTAAAGTAAAAGGCAAAGCAGAAGCATTAAAAGTATACACATGGGCATGAAATTAAGTTTAATATTAGGAGTGTTGCTCATAGCTAGTCTCGGTAGTTCTTTTTACTACATAGATTATCTTAATGATCAAATAGCGATACTAAAAGGCAATCAAATTGTTTTAGAGACAGAGATAGAAAGACAAAATGAATCCATCAAAAATTATTTAGAACAACAAAAAAATCAACAAGCTCAACTAAATCAACTGGAAGCTGATAAACAAGAAGCAATGAAAGACGTTAATAGATTGCGCAAAACATTTGCCAATCATGATCTTGACCAGTTGGCTTTAGCCAAACCAGCTCTTTTACAAAGCAAAGTTAATAAAGCATCTAATAGAGTCATGACAACTTTAGAAAATTTAAGCAACCCCAATCAATTTGATGAAACACCTAGCAGTAATTAGTTTAAGCATATTTATGGCAAGTTGCTCGATGATGCAAGGAGTGAAGCCTGTGGAAGTAAGAAGTATTGCAGAACGTGCACCTTTGTATCATCCACCACTACCTTATCCCATGAGCCTATCTAAAGTAGATTGGGAAATAATCACACCAGAACTGATGCAAGAATATTTGGATTTAGTTGAAAAAGGCGAAGCACCCAGAAAAGCTTACTACGCACTTTCCAGTAAAGAATACGAGAATTTAAGTATGGATATGGCTGAAATAACACGCTACACCAAAGACATACTTTCAATAATAAAATACTATAGAGAATTAGATAAACCACAGGAGAAAAAAAATGAGTGATGCACCAGACGCTTTTGTTTATAACGCAACATTAAAAAGAGTTATAGACGGTGATGGATTTGTACTAAGTGAAATAGATTTAGGTTTTAAAGTAAAATTAGCCAATCAATCGGTTAGAATGGCTGGAATTGACACACCAGAAAGCCGCGTTAATACAAAAAGACAACCTGAACGAATCAAAGAAAAAGAACTGGGGTTGCAAGCAAAGGCACGATTAAAGGAATTATTAACAGGTGATATAAAAATTAAATCGTTAGGACGTGGCAAGTATGGAAGATTGCTTGCTATACCATACGACAGTGAGGGTAATGATATTTGTGCAAAACTTATTGAAGAAGGTTTGGCTTCTCCTTATTGGGGCGGTACAAAAAAAGCTAAAGTTAGAAAAGACGGAACTTGGGGCGAATAAGATGCAAATATCAAAAGAAGGATTAGCGTTAATTAAAAAGTTTGAAGGCTGTGAGCTAGAGGCGTATCGTTGCTCGGCAAATGTTTTAACTATTGGTTATGGACACACAAAAGGTGTCAAAGAAGGCGACACAATAACCAAAGATGAAGCCGAGTATATGCTTCAAGAAGAAATGATTGAATACGAAGGCTATGTCAACGACATGGTAGATGTGGAATTAAATCAAAGCCAATACGACTCTTTGTGTGCTTGGGTTTACAATTTAGGACCTAATAATTTTAGAAATTCCACTCTGCTTACCGTCTTGAATCAAGAGAGATACTCAGAAGTTCCTAAAGAAATAAAACGCTGGAATAAAGCTAATGGTGAGGTATTAGACGGTTTGATACGCAGGAGAGAAGCAGAAGCTTTATTATTTGAAGGAAAAGAGTGGTATGAGGTTTAGTGGTTTTAGTAAATGCACTATACTTATCCTAGACACTATGTGTTTAGGGTTGAGTGGCTACTATGTCACTACCTAGTTACTTAACCCGATTTTGACATGAAAGGCGTATCTTTTAAAGACTTTGATATTCTTTCTGAGCAAGACAAAGAAGAAGCTTTAACTTTATTAAATCGCTACGATCAAATAGATAAGCAAGATTCGTGTCAAAAAGATTTTATAAGTTTTGTAAAACATCTTTGGCCAGAGTTTATAGAAGGAAGACACCATAAAATAATAGGCGATAAATTTAATAAAATTGCACAGGGTAAACTAAAGCGATTAATAGTTTGTTTGCCACCAAGACACTCTAAATCTGAATTTGCTTCTACATACTTTCCAGCTTGGATGATGGGTAGAAGAGGTGATCTTAAAATCATACAAACAACGCACACGGCAGAACTTGCTGTACGATTTGGTCGTAAAGTAAGAAACATAATTGATAGCGAAGAGTATCAACACATATTTCCAGAGTTACAGCTGCAAGCCGATAACAAATCTGCTGGTCGATGGACCACAAACCAAGAGGGTGAATCTTTCTATGCTGGTGTTGGTGGTGCAATCACGGGTCGTGGTGCTGATCTACTTATAATTGATGACCCACACTCTGAACAAGATGCTTTATCGCCCAAATCTTTAGAATCTGCTTATGAGTGGTACACGTCTGGACCTAGACAGCGTTTACAACCGGGAGGCATTATTGTGATAGTAATGACACGTTGGAGCACAAAAGATTTGGTAGGAAAAGTGTTAAAAAAACAAGGAGATGACAACGCAGATCAATGGGAAGTTGTTGAATTTCCAGCAATTATGCCAGAAACAGAAACTCCTTTATGGCCTGAATTTTGGAAAAAAGAAGAATTGTTGTCAGTTAAAGCATCATTGCCGGTTTCTAAATGGAACTCACAATGGATGCAAAATCCTACTTCAGAAGAAGGCAGTATAGTAAAAAGAGAGTGGTGGAGAGAATGGAAAGGTGAAGAGGTGCCCAGTTATGAATATGTTATACAAAGTTACGATACGGCTTTTTCTAAAAAAGAAACGGCTGATTACTCTGCAATTACTACTTGGGCAATATTTAAAGACCATGATGAGGTAGATCACATAATACTATTAGACGCTAAAAGGTTTAGAGTGGATTTTCCAGAATTAAAAAGAATTGCTTTTGATGAATACAAATATTGGGAACCTGACTGTGTTTTAATTGAGGCAAAGGCATCTGGAACACCACTTACACAAGAATTACGCCGCATGGGCATACCTGTGACTGCATATTCACCAAGCAGGGGCCAAGACAAAGTAGCAAGAATGAATAGCGTAGCACCTATATTTGAGTCTGGAATGGTTTGGGCACCAGACGAAGATTACGCAGATTTAGTCAGAGAAGAATTAGCTGCTTTTCCATTTGGTGATAATGATGATTTCTGCGATAGTACAACAATGGCTTTAATGAGATTTAGGCAAGGCGGTTTTTTATCTTTGAAAGAAGATTATCAAGATGAAATAAAATTTTTATCTAAAAACAGAACAGTATATTATTGATGAAAATATTTATAACTAGATTTATACACGACACAAAAGAGTACGAAGGTCCAGACATACACGCAGAAAATATAGAACAAGCCGAATTGATAGCAGAATCGCAAGGTTTAATTTTAGAAGGCGAGCTAACAGATTTATTTTCTTTGGGTGACGAAATGCGACCTAGAGTGCTACACTAAACGATTATGGCAATAGACAAAGCATTAGAACCAAACAACAATCTTGACGTTATAGAGCAAGGCTCCAGCGTTACGATACCACAAGAACCTTCAAGACAAGACATGATAAGTGATGCAGCACAAATACTTGTTAATGAAGATGAAATTTTAGTTGGAGACGAATTAGAAGAAGAACCAATGCCGGAAATGGATTTTGATTCTAATTTAGTGGATTTTATTGATCCATTAACGCTTATAAAAATATCATCAGATTTAATTAGTTCTATTGACAGCGATAAACAATCCAGAAGTGAATGGGAAAAAACTTACACAGAAGGTTTGGAATATTTGGGCATGAAATTTGATGAACAAAGAAGTCAACCATTTGAAGGCAGCTCTGGCGTTATTCACCCGATTTTGGCAGAAGCCGTGACCCAATTCCAAGCGCAAGCTTACAAGGAAATGTTGCCATCTAAAGGTCCAGTTAAAACAGAAATTGTTGGAGCTAGGACTATAGAAACAGAAAATCAAGCAGAAAGAGTACAAGAGTTTATGAACTATTACATTATGAATGTAATGCAAGAATACGACCCAGAACTAGATATGTTGTTGTTTTATCTACCACTTGCGGGTTCAGCGTTTAAAAAAGTTTATTTTGATTTTGTAACAAACAAAGCTGTATCTAAGTTTATAGCACCTGAAGATTTAATTGTGCCTTACGAAGCTTCTGACATGTCTTCGGCAGAGAGAATCACACACGCGATTAGCATGTCTCTCAATGAAATCAAAAAACAACAAGTTACAGGTTTTTATGCAGATGTTGAAATAAATGACGAAGACTACAGTGAAGATGAATCTGAAGTTAAAAAACAAATTGATGAAATACAAGGCATAGAGTCTAGTTATAAAGAAGACAGAAGCAGAACGATTTACGAAATACACACCGTTTTAGACATAGAAGGCTTTGAAGATTTAGACGCTAACGGCGAACCTACAGGTTTAAAACTGCCCTACATTATTACTATTGATGAATCTTCAGAAACAGTTTTATCTATTCGTAGAAATTATTTAGAAACCGACCCATTGAAAAATAAAATTAATTACTTTGTACAATACAAGTTTTTACCCGGTTTAGGTTTTTATGGACTGGGCCTTTCACACATGATAGGAGGTTTATCTAAAGCATCCACTTCTATATTAAGGCAACTTATTGATGCGGGTACGTTAGCTAACTTGCCAGCTGGATTTAAAGCCAGAGGCATGAGAATACGAGATGAAGACGAACCATTACAACCGGGCGAATTTAGAGACATTGACACCACTGGTGGCAGTCTAAGAGAAAATCTTATACCTTTGCCTATAAAAGAACCTAGCAATGTTCTTATGCAGTTACTTGGTTTGCTTGTTGACTCTGGAAAAAGATTTGCTGCTATAGCAGACATGAATGTAGGAGATAGCAACGCTGCTATGCCTGTTGGAACCACTGTAGCCTTGTTAGAAAGAGGCACAAAAGTAATGAGTGCTATACATAAAAGATTGCATTACGCTCAAAAAACAGAGTTTCAACTGCTATCCAAGGTCTTTGCAGAGTATTTGCCACCAGAATACCCTTTTGCTATGGGTTCAGGTCCTAGTGAAATAAAACAACAAGACTTTGATGGACGTATAGACGTAGTGCCTGTATCTGACCCTAACATATTTTCACAAAGCCAAAGAATTACGTTAGCACAAGAACTATTGCAAATGGTTCAGTCTAATCCAGAAATACATGGCCAACAGGGCATGTATGAAGCATACAAAAGAATGTACGCTGCTTTAGGCGTAGACAATGTAGAATCGCTTATACCGCCACCGCCAGACAGCACACCCAAACCAGTTGAGGCCGGTATAGAAAACAGTAGTTTAATGATGGGACAGCCAGCACAAGCTTTTGAGGGACAAAACCACCAAGCTCACCTAGAAACACACAAAAGTTTATTTTTGACACAGGTTGTAAAAGAAAACCCAATGATACAATCAATAATCATTAGTCACTGTATGCAACACTTACAGTTGCTCTCATCTGAAATATCTGCTCAACAAATACCAGAAGAAGTGCAAATGCAATTACAAGAAGCGCAAGGCCAAATGCAACAGATGTCACCGCAAGAGGCCGAACAAATGCAACAACAAATTCAAATAACTTTGGATCAATACAGTGCACCTATAATGGCAGAATTAACATCTGAATTCTTACAATCTATCGGTCAAGGTCAAGACGGCGACCCATTAGTAGAAATACGCAAAACTGAACTAGATTTAAAAGATAAAGAGTTGGATATTGAAACGCAACAGTTTACACAAAAACAAAATCAAAGAGCACAAGAAAAGATGCAAGAAAACTTTTTACAAGAACAACGCATAAATGTGCAAAAAGATATAGCAGATGATAAACTAAATGTAGCTATAGACAGATTAAAACAAAATGCTGATCTAAAGCTACTTGAATTAGGAACAAAAACGAGGAATTAACATGGCAACATCATTCAAAATTAAAGCAGTAGCAGAATTGCGTGAAGCAAAAAAAGCACAACGAGAATTAGAAGCAACGACACATGCTGCAAAAATGGCAGCTAAACATGCGAAGCAAACAGCTACAGAACAGAAGATTGCTGCAAAAATGTCTAAAACAGAAAAAAGTGTAGAACCTGTGGTTTTAGAAGAGACAGTAGAAGAAGTAGTAAAACCTAAAGCTAAAGCTAAGGCTAAACCAGCAGCTAAGAAAAGAGGAAGGCCAGCAAAAAGTAAAAAATAATGGATGAAATTGAATTATTAGATCAATTAAAAAAAACTATAGGTAATAGGAAAACGCAAATAACCGAGACAATGATGTCAGGTGGCTTGAAAGATATGGAACATTATAAATATTTGCAAGGCGAGTTATCTGCTTTATACTATATTGAAATAGAATTACAGAGGTTTTTTTCATTAGAGGAATAAATGGCAGAGCTTAAATCAACAAATGACATAGTTGCAGACGCTTACATAGAAGAAGAGGCTAGAGTCTTAGACCCCACTCTGTTAGATAAATCACTTTTAGATCGGATGCCACAACCAACCGGTTGGCGAATGTTAGTTTTACCTTACGCTGGTAAAGCACAAACCAAAGGCGGTATACACCTAGCAAAAAGCACTGTAGACAGAGAAGCTTTAGCGACTGTGGTTGCCTATGTTGTCAAACAAGGACCAGATTGTTACAAAGACAGCAAAAGATTTAGTGGAACACCGTGGTGTGAAGAAAAACAATGGGTTTTAATAGGGCGTTACTCAGGCTCTCGTTTTAAATTGGAGGAAGGTGCTGAAGTACGCATCATCAATGATGATGAAGTGATAGCCACAATTCTCGACCCTGATGACATAGTGAGTTTATGATGAATGAACAAGAAAATGCACAACAAATTCAGCCAGAAGCTGATGATGTTGAAGTAGAGGTAGTAGAACAGGAAATAGTAGAAACATCTCCAGACGATGAGCTGGAGAACTATACTAAATCGGTTTCTAAAAGAATAAATAAGTTAAACGAGCGTAATAGAGCTACTGAAGAAAGAGCAGCACAATTAGAGCAAATGCTGGCACAAAAACAGCAAGAAACAGCTTATTACAATCAAGAGCGTGAACAATCAAGAGCACAGTTAGTGCAAGCAGAAGAAAACGCTATTAACGCTAAAGAAGCACAAGCTGATGAATTATACAAAAAAGCTGTAGCTTCTGGTGATGCTGATTTAATGTCAAAAGCTGACACTTTAAAAAGTGACTTGAGCATACAAAAAGAAAAAGTCAGAATGGCTAAAGCTCAGGCAACACAACCAGTACAAAATCAACAGCCTGTACAACAACAACAATACCAGCAACAACAACCAGCTAAACCAAGCGATAAAGCTTTGGCTTGGCATGAAGATAATTCTTGGTACGGTGACGCTGATAACGATGAAACCGTACAAGCATCACAATATGCTGACTATACACATATAGTTCTGATGCAAGAAGGTTATGAACCTGAATCAGATGACTATTACAATGAATTAACAGACAGAGTTAAAAAAGTTTTCCCTTCATTAGAAGGGCAAAAAAATGACGTACAATCAGAAGCCAGACCCGCTGTGCAAAGAGTCGCTTCAACTTCCGTAGGAAGTCGTCAAAAAACACAAGGCAAGAAGAACGGTGTGACTTTTTCTAAATCAGAAGTCGAACGTCTTAGAGGGTTAAAACCACACAATATGTCGGAAGACGCGTGGCTTAAATCCGTTGCTAAAGAGAAACAAAAAATTTCACAAAGAGAGGCAAAATAAGATGACTAATGAAATAGAACAAGAAACAATAACCAGAAAATCCCGTGAATCCGAAGACCACGCTAAAGAATCGAGAAGAACCCCATGGCGACCAGTAAGAAAACTAGAAACACCTCAAGCACCTGAAGGATATGAATATCGTTGGATAAGAGAATCCATGATGGGGCAAGAGGATAGAGCCAATGTAAGTAGAAGAATTCGTGAGGGTTGGGAACTTGTAAAAGGGACTGACTTACCTCAAGAATTTGAACTGCCTACTATGGATTCTGGTAGACACGCTGGCGTAGTATATAACGAAGGACTACTCTTAGCGAAGATTCCTCTTGAAACCATTGCTGAACGTAATGCTTATTACCAAGGCAAGAACCAACAAGCAAAAGAAGCATTAGACAATAATATGTTTAATGACTCTGCTAAAGATGGAAGGTATGTCAAGTATGACTCGCAAAGAAAGTCTAATGTTACTTTTGGGAAAAAGTAACTTAATATAAATAGGTAAAAAATTATGGCTAATAAAGATGCCCCATTTGGATTAAAACCTGTTCGTATGAATGGCGGAGCACCTTATTCTGGAGGACAATCCAGATATAGGATAGCTAGTGGAGCTACAACACCAATTTTTAATGGCGATTTAGTTACGCAATTAACAGCTGGAGTTTTAGGTAGACACGCTGCCACTGGTACTGTTCCTGTTGTCGGAGTGTTTAACG